GACTGAATATTCTAAGTTGTTAGAAGATAATGGTTATACTACAACAAACGGAAAAGATAAAGGGATTCAATGTGCATTTCTAGCAGACAATTTTCCAACTGATACATTTACAAACGAATATGGTGAAAACTTTTTACAAAAATTCACAGATGTTGCATCTGAAGGGGCAGCTTCAATAGCTCAAATGATGGGTGTGTCTGATGCAAGACAAGGGTTTCGTAAAATAGCTGGAGGTGCTGAAGGTTCTGATAATGCAGTTGCTTCTTCTGCTGGAAAAGGGTTAAACTGGTTGGGAGATGTAGCAGGCTCTGCAACAGAACAATTACAAAAAGTTGGTTCTATTGGAAGAACTATTGGTGGCGGTATTGATATTGTTAGTAGATTAGCCGCAGGTTCAAGAATTGATTTCCCAATGGTTTGGAAGTCAAGTGGATTTCAGCCATCGTATTCATTTACTGTTAGATTATATAATCCTTATCCTCAAGATGATGAATATACAGATAGATATATAGTTGGTCCAATTACTGCTTTAATGTTAATGGCTGTTCCAAGAGCACAAGACTCATCAACATTCACATGGCCGTTTTTGCATAGAATAGAATGTCCTGGTTTGTTCAGTTTGAACCCAGGTTATATAAGCAATATTACAATCGTAAAGGGTGGAGATCAACAACAGATTTCATTACAACAAAGATTGGCAATGGTTGATATTAGAATAGATGTGGGTAGTTTGTACAGTAGTATGTTGGGTGGTTCAACATCCGTTACATCAAACAGACCAACTGTCTTAAAATACGCAAAGGCTATGGCAGGGATGAGAACTATATCGAGTAGAGAAGCTGATAATGTAGGACTTAATGACAAGGTTGGTGACGCTGGCCAAATTAGTCGTGGTGTTAGCGTTACAAATCAAGAAGCTGGCATCCAGGTAAATCAAGGTATACCAAAACCGAATTTTAATACTACTCCGGGTATTCCAGTAAGACCAATAAGTCCAAAGATTCAAGCTAATGCAAATAATCCAGGTTTGTTAGATAGAGTATCTGATGGTGCAACAAATCTATATGATAAATTAAAAGGATTAGTTTAACAAATAGTATTACGCATACACATTGTTAAATAGAACGCAAGATAGGAATGAATTATATATTGGGTTTGAGAAGTGTATGAAAGAAATGTTTTTGTATAACCAATATTTTTCATAACTTTCATTAATAGAATATTTATTTGTTGTTTGAAATATATTTTTGCTCTAGTTCGTTTTACTGCCATTAGTTTTTTAACATATGGTTGATATGCTTTTCCGCACATCATATTTTTATCAGTAACTTCCTTTATAAACAATTGCAGAATCAATCTAATCTCATCAGCATATTTTATGTTTTTCAATTCTCTTGTTATAAGGTCCGCAATTACAGGTTTGATTTTTGTTATTTTGATACTATCAAACATTGCCTTGGTATCAACGCTTTTATATACAGTTAATTTTTTAACAGTGGAATCAATAACACGTTTACCTCTTTCCTGAGCTTGATTTTGATACATGTTTCCTTCTTCGTCTGAAACATCTGTTTGAGTTTTCATGGCGTTGCCTTCTTTCCATGCTTTATAATAATGTTCAGCAAAACTCTTTAAACTTTGATCGATTCTATGTCTAGCGCCAGCGATGAATTGAATTATAGCATCCACATTAAATTTTTTAATATCATCTGTATATTTCTTTTCCATTTCTTTGGCAAGGTGAAACAGACTATTCCCAATCGTTTTTTCTCTTGCAAATAAATGGGTTTTTGTAATTGTTTCAAGGGCATATGAAAATGTTTCTTCGTTACAAAATTGAGGGAAGTATTTTTTAAATTTATGACCATAATGTCTAATCATACTATAAACCATAGCTGCATGATATAAAACTTTATTATTATTTTTAAGTGCATACCACATAATGAATAATAGCAAATTAGAATCAGGTTGAATAACAGGAAGAAAATTCTGCGCTATTGTTCCTTTGTAAGTTCTTTTGATAAAATCTTTCACGTCTTGATCTTTTAAACCTGTAGAAAGCAATAGTTGATTATATGTTTTTTTATGTGGAGGAAGATAACAAGGTTGTGACAAATTATTCACATCATAGGAAGTCAACTTCAATATAACACTTTGAAGGTTGCGAATGTTTATTTTTGATTTATCTAGTAATGTTTGCATTATTATTTGAATATCCTAACTTCAATTGAATCTTCCGTGAAGTAAACATATTCTGGAGCATATTCTAATAACTCTTGTTGAGTTAAATCCTCAAGATCAAAATTAAAGAATATATTTGATTCAGGTTTTAATAAACGACAATGATCAACATCATCAATACTTTGAACGGCATCAATTATTTCAGAGCGATAGATCTTTGCTTCAATACCAAACCTCGACGCAAACTCTTCGACAAGGGTCTCTCGTACAGTCGTCGCAAGTTCTGAAATTGATCCTGTGTATTCCTTATTTTGAAATACATCTATTTTTATTTCCAATGGAATTAAGTAATTAGGCAATACCCATCCAGCAGAGCTATAAATATATTTATATCCTTTATTTGTAATATAAACAATATCATCTGTATTTGGTTCAGTAAAGAACCATATAACCGATGTATTATCTGATGTTGAATCAACTCCAGTACATTCAGCAATATATCCATCATAACCTTCAAAATCTCCAACACCATTCAATACAATATATCTATCACCAACACTACATGCAGCCCCACCTGGAGTACATGGATCTTCAGAATAAGATTTAAAATCAATAACAGGTAAAGTATTAACATCATTTAATTGCATATTTTGTAAACGTCCGGTTGTATTACCAAATTTTATATTTACAAAATCAGTCATCATTTTATAATCTTGAAATGTTAATGTCGATAAAAATGTTTGTAATACATTCGCTTCAAACTCTCTTTGATCAATCGAATCGTAATAATCTTTTTCAATACATGGGATATCATATACAGTATATGTAGTTGCATCATCCACAACAACATTTGATCGTGTGTAATTTTCTAATGATTGTCTAAGAGTAAATGTATTTTGATACCTTCCAATCAAACCTTCAGAAGGATGTTGTAATGTAAAATAATATGTTAACTCTCCTTCTGGTATATTTGTATAATTTGGAAATTCTAATATGAATTGATTTGCAGTTGCATCATTGACCATTGCATAAGTAGCACCTGTTTCCAAAATTTGCATTTGTGCTGAAACAGTTTCTGGATCCGATGCAGATGAATTATATTTCAAACTATATACTACTTCAGTTGTTCCTAATGTTTCGACAACCAAATTATCTGCATACAAACTATAATCAGAACTGAAACTAGTAATTAATGTTGGAACCTGAGATAATTCAAACAATACATAATTATAATCAGCTACTGTATTCAACTCTTCAATTTGCATATCAAATAATGTATAAAAATCAACACCATCCACATCAATAACGGTTTTTCTTGGAACTATTGTATCATTAAATTGTGCAAATACATTCCTAGTTGGTACAATATCAGTCAAATATAATAATGTAACAAATAAAGAAATTTCATTTACCTTAACATCTGATCTTTTCAAAACAGGAAGCGAATTAGGACCAATAGGAGAATCATCAATAATAATATTAGAATCAATATAATCTTGTTCTGTGACTGTTCTTTCAAGTGCAGCAATATTAGCGATAGCATTTCGTCTTACCTCTTCAACTCCTTCTTCATCCGTTCCACCTGTTGCGCCGATAGTATTAACAACACTATAGTTTACAATTTCTGTAACTCCTGCATCAGTTTCATTGAAAATTCTTTCACCGCTTCTAATTGAACCAGAAATAACATTTCCATCTTCTCCTTCTGTTAATGTTAATGTAACTTTAACTGTACTTCCAGCTGGAGGTTGATAGCCAATAATACCATTACCAAAAGAAATATTTACACCAGTATCATTTCTCCTTAATACATAACCTTTTGTTGTTTCATCCATCAAATATAAACTACTATATTCTGTATATAAATCATAGCCTGTTTGACCAGGTTCTCTAATTTCTACAACAACTTCAGCAATTTTTTCTGAAATTGGAACATCAACATTATAAAATTGATATAATTGTAGATCAGTTGGTACCTGAAATTCTTGTTCATCTGTTGTTAGTTGTCTTACATTTAAAACAAATGCGAAACTGTCTGTATCAACAACAACAGGAATGTTATATACTTTTGTTCCTTCTTGAGCAGTTATAACTACAGATGAATTTGATGTTACTTCTATTGTAGTTGAATAATATGTAGTAAATTCAATATCGTTAGCTTTGAATTTAAACCCTTGTGGAATGCTAAAGGAAGTATTTGTATCTTCAAACCCAAGAGGCATTTCAATCAAAACATCAACATCAGCATACTCAGCTAATGCAGGTTCATACCCAAGAAACGCAGATAGATTATAAATTGATTCTGGTAATTGAGCTTTGGTCATAAAGAACTCACGGTAAACTGATGTTTGATAAAACATTAAATTACTTGTGAGTGTTGCCAATGCTTCTACAACGAAGGACAAAAATGATGATTTCGTAAGATCTACATTATCAAGCTCTAGATATTTTTTAAGTTCAGCAATAATTAAATTTTTATTTTCTTCTCTAGATGCCCAAACTTTACTAGATGTTGTATTGTCAGCCATTTTATATCCTTTATACTAAATAGAAACCACTGTTTGAATCAAACAATTGTGATTTACATCTATCCCTTAGAGTTTCATTTTTAGTTAATAATTTTGTTAAGTATTCTGCATCCTCTAGTTCATGAATAGTTTTATCATATTCATAAAAAACATACGAATCCAAAACCTGCGCATTCAAGTCATTTTCTGTTACGCTTTGTTCAACCTCAACTTTTAATTTCCAAAATGTTCTGTCAGTATTAACAGACTTTTCAACACCCGAAACATTGAAAATTGGGTATGTATCATTAACAGGTCTTAGATATGATTGTTCAAGTTTGATTTTATCGTTTGGTAGGGGTGTAAAATTATATGTACTTGGTATTACGAATCGTGTTTCATTTTCTTTAATATATCCAATATCTTGACCATCAAAAACAGTAGAAACATCTTCTATGTAATAAACAGGCAATAGAAGTATTTTATTCCAGCGGATTCCCGAAAATTCACCAACTCTATCATATGCACCACCGAATACATGCTCATCTTCCCATACTGTTTCTTCAGCATCGATATGATAATATGTTGTTAAAAATGCGACTACATCTTTACTGTAAAAATCATATATGAGTCTTTGATACTCATGAATGTAATCGTATATTCTAGTAAATTTTTGTGTTGACATTAATCAGCAGTCCTCGTCAAGAAATCGGCAAATGTTACATCATCAAATTTTACATCCAACGTGCCTTTCTCGCCTTTGTAATCTACATATACGATAACGTCAAATCGTTTTCCATCATTTTGAACATGAACTTCTATATCATCGATTCTGGCTCTATTATCATATGCAGTAATTCTATTAACAACTTCTGTCTTAATACCTTCTACTGATATCTGGTCAGATGGTTCAAATACATATTTATATAGGTCACTACCAAATTCTGGATCATGCATATATGTGCCTCTTGGAGTTAAAAGAATATTATTCCATGAATTTAATATAACATTTAAATCACTTATTCTTTTAAAATCTCCAATAGGAGCAATAACGGAAAGATAGTCTTTTAGAGAATCTGCGGAACCAATTACTTCATGTTTAAATCTATCAAGTAAGTTAGCCATTTATTATCCCCTTTTTGCTATCTCTTCGTTTACCATTTTCTTTTTATCTTCTTCCAGCTCAGACTTCCATTTTAAATAATTGTAAAATCTTTTTATCGGCATTTCGGTCACAGGCTGATATGCAGACTTACTCATTTCCATACATGCAAAGATGTTGGATTCGAGCATATCTCGATACTTATTTACATAATCAGAATGTGAACACCATGCGAAAAAAGTTTGATACTAAATCGAGATCAATATCTTCTTCGGCACCACAATGAATACAATTACTTCTCATTTTTAGAGCAATGCCATATTGTCCCAATTCGTCCCTATATCTTTTATGAATCACACGTTTGTCTCTTGCCGGTAGAGACATATACGCATCAATAATATCACCCTTATCTTTATAGATAATTGTATCGCCTTCTTCTGGATCCTGATGAAACTTTTCAATGATTAATGTTTCAGTAATAACATCCATATTAGCACCAATAGATGCCGCTAATTCTTTAATAGACATCATTTCATCATAAAGAGTCGGTTGTTTTATTGTACAAATAACCCCTTTAGTTGCAGGAAGGTCAACCGGGATTCTTTTACTTAAGACGTCGTCGCCTGGATATGGCATATAGTTGAATGTCGATGAGGCCTGAACTGTAACTGGATATTCCTTTGAACATGATCCACATGTAACATCATAATTTCTTATTTCCTCATAGGAAATGTGATATAAGCCATATAGTAAGGCGTCTCTATCTTTCAATGTCACTGCTTTCAAAAATGAATCATAATCAGTTATCTGTTCAGGTTTTTCTACGATGGAGTCATAGATGCATTTATTAAGATGCTCGTGGATTTTAGTAGGAGTCATCAAACTCCCCTTCAATCTTTCTTCTTCCTTCACGTTCAATGACCTAACAGTAAATGAAAGTTTTGTTTGTGGTGTAACTACTTCATACTCGGGAAACTTCACATCAAATCCTTTAAACATGGTACGCACTCCTTTCAGTTCGTGTCTAATTTAGTGTTCGAAATAAAGGGGCGTGGTTAGCGCCCCT